GAACCTGAATACACCTTCACCAATCGGTTGCTGTTCTATATCAATACGCTTTGGTTCACCTTCAATAATCACAGGATCATAACGCATCCTGACAACGCCTCTGCCAGTGATGAGCATATCTTCAATGGCCCTACGCATTGTGCCGTCAAAGTTGTACATATCTAGCTGATACAGCAATGCACGTTCTATCAGTTCTGCAATGGCTCTACCAACAGGATCACCATCTCTAAAACGCCTGGTGACTTTTGGTCTTGGAGTTTTAAAGTACAGAGCAGATTTCAATGTATCAACATTGCTGTAAAAGATGTTCATGGTATGAAAGGGTCTATCCTGCCTATCCATTCCATCATCTCTGTATTTATCAACTAAAGCCTGTGACCTTTCACGCCACATTTCTTCAAAAGTGCGAGCCTCTCTTATCTTATCATTCCAGTAAGCTGCTCTATCTTCTTCTTTTGTTGGCTCAGTATCGCCTGATCCATATGCCAATTACAGTCTCCATGTTTTGTATGGTTTTGCGTTGTCAAGACCTGCCATCATTTCATCTATGGTTGGCGGTCTAAAAATATCTTCTTCCATTTCAGGTATCGGTCTTTGATAACTGCGGCTCATAGCTGAGTAACGCAATTCATCAACTGCATGATCTTCCTGTTTTGTATTAATATCCTCTGGTCTGTGCTGATCATGCTGCATCAGAGGTAATGTCCTTATAAGGTCAGTACAGGTTTCAAACAGGTACAGCATCGGTGTATTATCTTCACCAATTAAACGCTGTCTTATCTGATCCCACCCTGCAACTCTTGAATTATCTGCCCTTCTAAAACGTACACCCAACTTTGCCATACGTTCTCCAATAGATGGGCCAGATTCCCATTTCCATATCGATGGATCAGCTACAGAATAATCTATGCGTTCAAAGCCTTCTCTGCTTTTTATCCCTTGAGCAACTTCTTCGGCAGTCAGTTTCAACCCCCTGTCTGGCCCTGCTGCCCCATACCATTCACGATACTTAATCAATGCACCATCTGGGTAATCATCAGACTGCTGTGCAACAGTGTACCAACCAACACAGAATGGCTTTGTAGAACCCCAATCAAAGCTTCTAAAGCGTACCCAGTGTTCTGGTATTTCAAACGGCTTTACAACATGGCGATCTCTCCTAAAGACATCACCAAAGAAAGAACCAACAACTAAATCCCAATCACCTTCTCTTAATGCTCTCGCCAACTCAAAAGGCAAGCCAGACAAAGATGCACCATAATTAGGGTCAATAAACTTGTTATCCTCCATCCTTGAAGGAATATACATTGACAACCAACCCTTATCGCTCTTGTTGCGTGGATCTTTCATCGTCACATCATAAAAGTACGTTTCAGGCGGTGATGGATCAATGTACAAGGCTTTTAAGAAATTATGACTAATACCACCTGGATTAGCCGTCATTACCAATCTTGGCAGATATTGTGTCTGTTTCGGTTCATACCCACCTAAACGCAATCTACTTTTTATATAGCCAAGCTGATAGGCTGACATCTGTCCTGCCTCATCAATACAGGCTAGGTGTATTTCTGCACCCTGAATACGATCACAGTCTGAATCTCTTTCAAGATACTGAAACTGTATATAAGAGCCATTATAGAACTCAAATCTTTTCCTAGACTCAGAGAAGTTGCCCAGTTCTGTTGGCAACTCCTTCTTAATCTGCTGTATATGGTTGCTTTCTAACTCAGGCAATGACCTTCTAAAGATATATGCCTGCAAGCCAGGATTTTCACAGCAAAATGCAATGCAATCCCATCTTAATGCATGGCTTTTACCACCTCCGACAGCACCACCGAATAATATCTGTCTTGCTCTACATTTATGAAGCAATGCCTGTTTAGGCTGCGGATCATATTCAAGCTTTATTGTTTTTGCCATTAAGTAGACCCATCATCATCTCTTAATGCGGCAGCAGTTGCAGAAACTGCTACAGGGCCTACAATGCCGTATTTCTCCAATATCTTAATTAATTTATCATCAAAGATTACAAAGTTTGTAGCTTCACTGTCTGTAATACCTGATAACTGACCTGATTTATATTTTATGCCTTTGATACCTTTATTAGATAATTCTTCCATAAAAGCATCGTCTGGAATTGTTCGCATACTTTTTACAGATTCTAATAAAGTTCCAAAATCTGCTGCTTCAGATACACTATATTTCTCATAAAGTGGCTTGAGTATTTTTTTAAATTTTTCAGGCTGTTCTTTTAAAGACAAATCATAATCAAGCAGTTCTTCAGGTTTTGGCTCTAAAGCAACTTTATAGGTTTTGCCTGTCTGTATTTTAATATCGTCTGCATTTATTTTTAAAAGTGCATCTTTTTCCATTTGAAAAGAGTCAACTAATAAATCTTCTAAACTAGAGCCATCACCAAGATCTATTGTGCCAACATCAGAACCCTCTTGTCCTGCTTTACTATATCTTTCTATTTCTGAATCAAGTCTTTTTAAAAGACGTTTCTTTGATTCTTCTGGTGTTGCTAATTTTGGATTTGCAGGTAAATAACTTGCAATATCTTCTTGTAACTTTGATAAAACTTTATATTCTGCTGAAGCACTCTCTGCTGCTGCGGTATCACCTAAATCAACAAATTTTTCGCCTTTGTATTCTAATCCTAATTTTCCTCTTAGCTGATCTTGAAAAGATACTTGGTTCTTATAAAACTTGGCAATATCTTCACTGTCAGTAAAATACAAACCATATCCAAATGCCTGCGCACCTTCACCAGTGCCTATCTTATCCAACTTAAACTCATCAAAGTCTGCACCACTACCATGAAAGGCAATAATACCTGGCTGTGTCTCTGTAGGCGGTTCTACTTTGGCTATGCTTCCAACATCACTGGCAACGTCTGTAGCTTTACTAATTTTTCTAGCTGCACCAGGTGCTTTCATCATTGCACCCAGTAATGCACTTGTACCTAAAGTCAATGGAGCAGCTATGGTTGCAATATCTCCTGCAACCCCTAAAGCCTGCAACCCTGCATCAGTAAATTGTCCTTCTCTAATGTTCTCACTAAAGCTAGGCAATGGCTGACCTGTAATATCTACCGCACCACCATAAGCATCTACTATCCCTGCTCCTGGAAAGAAGGAAGTACCTGTAACGGCTGTACCATATCCAGTTCTAGCTGCAACCTCTGGATCAACAAAAAAGCTACCCCCTGCATCTGCTCCTATTCCAAAAGGGCCACCACCTAGATTCTCACTGGCTCTCTGTATTGGTTGCATTAACATCTGTGCAACCATCTGTGGATCAAATTGTGTCATTGCAACCCTTCTTCTATGCAACCTGTTATTGTGCAACCTGTGTAACTAATATTTTGTGTTGGCGTGAGTGTGATATATACACGTTCGCTGTCACGACAGCACCGGCCCTGTGGGGCTTGGCATGGGGGCTATGTGGTGACTATGTGGTGACTAACTTTCAGAAACCTCAGGGTTATCAATGGTTACAGAGTCAATGGTCACAGGTTCTGTACTTGTATCCCTCATTATGTTTATCTGTAGGTTCATTGCGCCTAACTTATTGTTTTCATTACCAAATATTTGTTTATGTGTACGCTCTAGCACCCAACTATCAGCTTTCCAATCGCCACGATCTCCTGCTTTTTTGATGTTTTGCAGCCTAAAACGTGCTGCCTCGCTCTCTGCTTGGCGTACCAACAAAGCAAAGTTATCATCAGCACTCACCCATCTATTCAAGCTATCTAACGAAACTCCTGCACATTGAGCCGCTATCATTCTTGGGTTGCCTTCCTTGAGTAACTCTAGGATTGCATCCTTTGTCTCTGGAGTATCCTTTGCAAATCTCTGCACATGATTGCGTTTAGTCATTAAGGTTGCACTGTCTTTGGTTGCAATCTTTATTTCACCTTTTGCAACCTTTACATTATGCTTAGCTACTTCTACAGCTTTCTGAGAACGTATCCACCCAAACTTCCTTGCTCTCTTCTCGATAGCCTGTCTGCTGATATCAAAGTCTTTAGATACAACATAAGGCTTCTCACCTGATCGTATTCTATTTTCTATTTCTAACCAGTTGATACCTGGCTTTAGTTGTCCATTTCTCATAATAAAAAAAAGTAGCCTAGCGGAGAATGACGAATAATCTACTAGGCTACCACAGTAATTTTAACTTCTCTTGAGGATTAATGAAATATAAAAATATATTATTTCTATCTTAATTAATTATGTGTCTAATTCTGGGCTTTTTGTCTAATAAAAAAACCTAACATATATGTTGTAATTTATGCTGCAATCTCACCAAAGCTAGTGTGTGCTTGGCTTTTGCAGTATCTTTATTACATGAAAAAAATGTAGAAATCTTCCTCCAGGATAGTTTTGAACCTCTAAGCCAAACAATTTTCCTGTCCTCTTCTGGCATATCCAACACCCATAACAGTGCTTCATCACAACGATCTATCATGTCATTTGAAGGCTTTATACTCACTGTAGTTTGATTATAGCCGTAAGCAAGGTTTGCATCATTGGCATATTCAGGCCAGAAAGAAAGTTTCTGTTTACGCAGTGGAGATGGAAAGCTGTGACATACCATCACCATTTCTTCTAACCTGTCATATAATTCATCAAGCCCCATTGAACCACCTTATCTGATCTCTGTGTATCTTGTTTGTATTTATCATTGCTACAACCTGCATAGCCTTATCACTGTCTCTGTTAATCTTATCCTGAAAGGCAGGCCCTGCTGTTAATACTTCATTAACACTCATTTGCCGTGTGATAGTTCCAAAGTTCTGTATTGGCTCGCTAACAACATCAACAGCCTGTATCATCTTTGTTAGGTAAGGCACAACTCTGTCAGCTTGAGTTATTGTGTCAGGCAAATTAAAGACGGCATCCTTTAAAAGCTTTTCCTTTTCTTTAACAACAGTAACGTTCTTGAAAGAAGAGAGTAGCATTGCAACTATACCTCTGGCTCTCTTATCAGGTACATCATGATTAATGAGCCTGGAAGCAGCAATATCGAATATTGATGGTTCTACGGCATTTGTTATTTCTTTACTTTGTTCCTTCTTTACTTTGTAAGTTTCACTGATATCCATTTGTGGTAAATCCATTTGTGGTAAACAGTGAAATGGTTGATCATAAACGTGGTAAACGATTTGCGTGAACTTACCCTGATCTCTGATGACATCTTTCTTGACATATCCATATTGAATAAGCTGCTTGATTATCTGATAGACTTTATTGATGCCATAGCCAAATCTGTTTGCAATATTCTGTGCATTGACTTTCCAATCAGCAGGCTTTGATAATAAGTAGACTAGCACTGCCAGACCATCTCCAGATAACTTCTCATCATTGATCAGCTTGTTAGGCAAGGTAGAATAGTTTTCCTGCAGCGTAGATTTATTGATAAATGTCTCAGTCATCTTTATCCTTTGGTGTAGATATCACCAGACCGCAAGCCCAACACTTTCTGACTTCTTCATTCCTGTTATCAAGCAATTCTGATAGGCATCTAGGGCATTTATTATTATCAAGTCTTACCTGTATCTCATCTCTGTCTTTATCCATTGCACCATCCAAGCTGCTTAAACAATGCTAACAGGGTTTCCATTCTTACAATGGCTACAGTCTCTTTGAGGTCATCTCTTGCAAACAGAAAGTCGGCATTGTCCTGTTCCAGTGCCTTGTAGATATGTGTCAGCTTCTTCTTTGTGCGTTTGCACTCTCCGATATATCCAAGTACAGGGCCAAGCTTTATGTCACCGCTGTAGTTCCCTTTCATTGCACCAGACAAAGGTATGCGTTCAGCTTTGATGCCATTGTCCTTGAGACAGTTTACAATCTCTCTTTCATACGCTGCACCTTTGTTTCTGCTGTGCTTACCTGGCATCAAACACCACACATTCCTTCACATTCATCAAGAAAGTTTAACTGCCCTTTATCCTCTGCTGATGAAAAATCAACTTCTGATAATGGTTTTAAAGATGAATGTACAAATTGTTCTATTTTTTTTGTGTTTTGGGTTCTTATCGCTTTGTCAAAAACAACTGCATCATTGAAGCTTTTTGGGTCATTGATTTTCATGTCTCGCCACAACTTATTGTCATGGTAAGGACAAGCAATACAAGCTGACTTAGCTAACTTTTTGTTTGGATAATGTTTATCAAACCATTCATGGCAATGATGCCTTTTCATACCTAATTCAAGTAAAGGCCATCTATGTTTTATATAACTTTCTCTGCTATCTTTTACCCTTTGTATTTCATCAAGAGATATACCAATCCAAGTTTCACACATTAAACCTTTTGATTTTTGCCTTTTTTTAAGACCTAACAATTCTCTAGTTTTATTTTTTATGGGATCAATTTTATAGTCAGCAGTACATTGTCTTTTACCTAAACCACTTGATGTAAAAAATGGCATAGTTACAAATTGTTTTCCTCTTGGATTTATACCCCTCAAAGCATCTTCTTTAATATTTCCAACAGTAACTTTGTGGACAGGATATGGTAATCTTTCCTCTAACCATTCAAGATGTTCATAAACACTATCAGGTTCAAATTGTGTATCAGCAAATATTGCACAATCTGGCATTGGAGTAATCTCACCTTTAGCAGCCATTAAAGCCATGACAGATGATTGTACTCCTGCCCCTAGACTAATGACCCTCAGATTAGCATTAGGTATTTCTTTGCTAAAACTAACTGCCATCTTCTTCATCTCTGGCAGGCTTAACAAGGAACTCATACAAAGTCTGATCATGTCTGTTGGTTGCATCTTTCAGGTCATCAACATTGTCCATCAAACGTGCAAAACATTTTTCTATGCGGTCTAATCGCTCAATGATCCGCTTCTGTGCTGCCAGTGAAAGTTCATCGTTACGAGTTGTCATTGCGATTCATCTCCTCTGCAATACGTTCTAGGGTAGCTGTGTTGGGTTTTTGTTGCTCTTTACGCCATCTGAGCAAAGTGGAGTAATCAACATCTAGTGTCTGTGAAGCACGCCAAATACTACCATAAGTAATCTCTATTTTTTTTATCAGATTTTGTAATAATTCGTTTGACATAACGCCTATCTATTTGCAAAAAATATTAAGAATTAATAATACTAGGCGTCAACGCTGTTTATGTAAATTAGTGCAAAATGGTAAAATTCATCAGTAAAATAGGCGTTTATTGTTATATATTTGTAAGGTTATTGTAAGATACTTGTAAAAGGCATAGAAATGGAATATTTTACATTTATGAATAGAAGTCAGATTAAGAAGGCACTTATTGACTGTGCAAAAACGCATGGTATGAGTTTATCTGAATTTGCAGCAGAAGCAAATGTGTCTCCAAGTACAATAACAGGCTTTGTAAATGATATATCTACAAGGGCAGATCATGTTCTCTCCATGAGAACTGTGGGTAAACTATCAAAAAGATTTCCTGATTTTGCTACATTCATGCAGCTTGCTCAACCATTAGATGATTTAAGAGAAGTAAGATATTTAGGTCTAGTAAACCCTGAGAATAACTGGGAGATAACTGCCCTTAGTCCTGATACACCAGGCTCTACAATGATTAAAGATAATGGACAGGAATATGTAGCTTTTGGCATGAACTCATCAAAGATAATGAATCAAACAAGAGCATATTTCTGTAAGCCTGAAATGATAAAAGATGAAGAACAAATAATTAAAAACATAGGTAAACTGGTTGTGGCTGAGTGTACAACAAATTGTAGGCATTTAGGCTACCTTACAACCACCGCAAACAATAAATTAGAACTTGTCATGTTGCCTGGAACAAACATAGCTGAGCCAAGTATAGGTCAAATAAAATGGATAATGATAGTTGATTGGATTAGACCATGAACCTTTTTTTTAACTTTACTATAGGCGTTAATGCCTATAAGATTAAATGACTATGAATAATGTAATTGATATGGGTGTAAAGGTAAAAAACATTGTTGTTGAGGAGTGTAAAGCACAAGTTGCCTGTTTTTTAAATGAGTTATGGCATAGTAAATTACCACATATTCATTGGTCAAATGTAGTACGCAATAAACACTATGTATGTTTTGTTTTTAAATATGAAGAGGCAATAATTGGCGTTGGAATTTGGTCATCACCAGTTGCCTCAAATAGATTTAATAACAGTGAAAATATGTTGGAACTTAGAAGATTAGCATTGTCTAATGTCTGCCCAAAAAATGCAGCGACATACTGTATTTCACAAATGATAAAAAAAATAAAAACTAAATTTAGTGATATAAAAAGATTAATTTCATATCAAGATAAATCAGTGCATTTAGGAACAATTTATAAGGCATCTAATTGGGAGATGGTTTCTGATGTGCCTCTGTTGGATTGGACAACCAAAACAAGAAAAAGAACAAATCTGCAATCAAACTCTGACAAATGTCGGTGGGAGTATTTTTTGTGAGTAATATAATTGATATGTGGTTTCCAAGCCGCCTAGACCCTGATAACTGTCCTATGGATTACTTCATAGCCAAGTATCTTTCAGGCATAGACAGAGAGCGTATAAACCCTGCAAACAGTAAAATGAGAGCAGGTGGAGAGGCACATAGAGCCTTTGAACACTATCTTGGCGGTACACCACTTAAAGAAGCTATTGAAACACAGAAACATGAACTGACTAAGTTCAATGCACCTAATGCCAAAGACCATGAACAGCATAAACTCTGTCTCAAGCATTTTGATGCAGTTGTTAATAATCTAGTGCTTGCTGCCAGAGAGTGTCAAATGAAAGTTGAAGATGTTGAGCAGCTTGTAAAAACAAATGCAAAGGGCATAGACCTCAATGTTGGTGGCTATGTTGATGTAGTTGAGCAGGATGTCATTGTAGAATGTAAAACCAAATGGCCCACACCTTTTCTTAAAGCTGATGGCACTTATTCTGAAAGAACACAATCACTGCCCAAAAGACCTACACTGAGCAATCTTAGACAAACATCAGTATATTCAAGGGCAGCCAAAAAGCCAGGCAGAATAATATACGTCAACCACAAAGGCTATCAGATATATGATCATACAAACTGCCCAGAGATGCAATCTGAACCAATGGCACAGGCATTTGAAACTATGAGATTGGTTGCAAGGGCAAGACAGAACTTATTGAAGATCAGTGCTGATCCAAAAATATTGACCAGATATGTAGAGCCAAACTTTGGGCATTATGTCTGGAACAATGTCGATGATGAGATTGTGCAGCAGGTCAAAGATATATGGGGCTATCTTGATGGATAACCCACCTGAATTTGTAATTGTAATAAGAAAATGGATGTTGATTATTATTGTAGTTTACATCCTGTTTCTTGTTTCAGTTACCATAGGTAATTAGTTATGAGGGTCTAGTTCCAATGTTTCCTCGTTTAGTATTAGGCCCTCACCAAATATATGGGAGTATGTAATGGTAATGAGACAAACAACACCTGCCGAGAGCAGAAACATCTATGTTACAGGAGTAACACAGCAAGCCTGTGCCGCAGGAACAATACGTTCACAGGAAGATTTAGAGGCGTGGACAAAAAAAGCAGCAGAGACATTTGATACAGTTTTAGGGCCAAACTCAGTTTTGAAAATTAATGGATTAACTAATGATAAAAGAACAATGGCTATGGCAGCATTTGTAGAAGTCATTAAGTCTTTATCAGCTATAACAGATTTACGTTACCTATATGGTGACCCAACGCAAGAGATCGGTAAGTTTCACGATAACAATATCGCTCTTATAAGAGAGTTTGCGAACCATGCCGACTTATACGACTTATACACAAATTTATTCAGAACAAAAGAAGGGATGCTATCAATATGATACAGGAACAACAGGATATATTTTTTATCGAAGGTAATCCACAAAAAGGTTACAAACCAGAGTATGCAAACAAGATCGGTGTAATACTACCACCTAATCCATCAAGAGGTGAATCTGAGCCTACATTTTTACTTAATATGCTGCCACAAAGACAAGGCAAGATGGTTGTACTTCCAAGAGGACAAAAGCCTGGTGGAAGCATGGGGCAACCACAAGGTGGTTATCAGGGCGGTTATCCACAAAAACCTAGCCATTCAATGAATCAAGGTGGGCCACAGCATATAAGCAATAGTATGCCAATGAATGATCCTGCTGATCCAGGCCCTAGTGGACAAGGATACTAAACACCATAACTTCATAATACCAAGAGCAGATTGCGTGCTTTTGGTTGTTGAAGGTAAGCAATATGAAATCAAGATGTCTAAAGAGCAGATGTTTCATAAAGCTATGGAGTTTATAAAAGCAGCTTTGGAAAAGAAAGAATGACCATTGGTGAAGAGATAAAAAAACAAAGGCTTGAACTAGGTTGGTCAAGAGAGGCAGTTGCCATGAGTGCAGATGTCTCTGAGATGCACCTTTACAGGCTAGAAAATAATTTATCAGAGCCAAGATTTAATTCACTCAAAAGAATAGTCGAGGCTTTGCAGGGAAGAATAGAGGTTAAATTTAATGCAGAATATAATAAAGATAATGGATAGAGACGATAAAGAAACAAGCTACAGAAACAGAGGTATTACCCTCATGGGAGTTCATGCTCTTGAGTTTATTAAAGACTATGTAAAGCAGCACAAGATACCGCCAACACAGAGAGAGATACATGATTATCTTAATGGTGAAAAAGGGTATGGGAAAAGTCCAAATGGACTCAGCTATGCGATAAAGAAATTAGTTGCGAGCGGCAAGATCAAAAAAGAAGGTGCAACTCGCAACCTTTGGCCTGTAGATTAGTCATGGAAAAAATATTGATGAGGGAAACTGATCTTGAGGAACTAACTGGAATACCAGTTAAAACCCTAAGATATTGGAGATTTGCAGGTACAGACTTTGCACCAAAGTTTATCAAACTTGGTAACAATGTTTTTTATGTAAAACATGAAATTGATGAGTGGATAAAAAATCAGCCACGCTATCAAAGTACATATGATTTTAAACAAAATTTTAGTGGACAAGAAAATAAGGAGCAGTAAATGAAAGATTTTATTTTAGATTATAAATATAGTTTGGGATATATAGCAGCTATTGTTATAGCCAATATTGGTTTTACTTATTTGCCCATGATAGCATTGCCAGGTGGTGAAATGTTAGCACCAATGTCATTTCTTGTGGGTTTCATTTTTGTACTCAGAGACTTTTCACAAAGAGAGATTGGACATAGAGTATTGGCTGCTATGGCTGTTGGTGGATTGCTTAGTTATTTTATGGCTGATCCATTTGTAGCCTATGCCAGTGTTGTTGCATTTATCATAAGTGAGTTAGTTGATTGGGCAGTTTATACATTTACCAAAAGACCTTTAAAACAGAGAATACTGTTTTCATCTGCTGTGGGAACACCAATAGATAGTGCAGTGTTTATGCTGCTACTAGGTTTTTTCAGTTGGTATGGTTTGATTGCTATGGTTGTCAGCAAAATGGTTGGTGCAGTTATTGTTTGGTACTTTATGGCAGATGACAATGAAGTGTATATATAAGTGCCGATTCTATGGCAATTGCCCAACTGACGATGAACTAATTACCTATGATTTTGAATTAGAATCTGATGTTGTAGTATCAGTAGAATTTATAACACACGTTTTAGATAATCTTGTTATAAAACAGAAAAAAAATTTATTTCAAGAAGATATAACTAAACAATTTTATGACAAGTTATATTTAGAAAATATGTATGGCACATACAAAGTTACTACTAAAGGTATCCATAATAATGTAGAAATTGTTTGTGTCTGTGAATGATTCATTATCATGGAACACCATTAACACCTATATCAGCATTGTTAAGTATGGCAGGCAAAAACTTTTGTGTCTCTTATGCCAGACCTGATGATGCTGAAAGGTGCTTACAAATTGCACAACAAATTATGTATGATAATGGTGCTTTCAGTGCTTATACAAAGGGAAACAAATTAGATGTCAAAGGTTATTGCACCTGGCTAGAGGCAAGACTAGGGCATCCACATTGGGCAATCATACCTGACGTTATTGACGGCACTGATGATGATAATTACCAGATGATTAAAGATTGGCCTATGAGAAAAGAATTATCAGCTGTGGTTTGGCACATGGGCAGTTCTATAAAATACTTACATAAACTCATTGACTCTGAGTATCCCAAGATTTGTTTTGGTTCATCAGGTAAATACTGGCAAGTGGGTTCTTATGAGTGGGAACAGAGATGTGACCTGGCTTTTAACAGCATCGCAAAGAATGGACAAGTGCCATATATTCATATGCTGAGAGGTCTTAATATGGCAGGTAAGAGATGGCCTTTTGCATCAGCTGATAGTGTTAATGTTGCTAGAAATTATAAGGATAAGGATAAAGACCCTGAAAAGATGGCAAGGGCAATCGATTCTATTCAATCGCCCTTACAGTGGGATAATATGATGGTACAAAAAGAGTTAGCCGTTTAGACGTCTTTCAACCTCATTATTTAACTCTTGGTTATCTTCATCAATGTCATGTGAATAGATGCCAAGAGTTGTTTGCAGGTTGCTATGCCCTAGCCTCTTCTGTACCCATGTTGGGTTTCTTCCTAGCTTGGCAGCTTCAGCCAATAACAAAGAGCCGTAGTAGTGTCTAAGTCCATGCATTGCACCTTTCCACTCTACATTCTGCCCTTTGGATTTAAGATACTTAAGAGCCTTGTGCAAACCACTTTTTGTCAGGTTCTGTTGCTTGATAGGTCTGCCATCGTATCTCTGATCTGATTGAAACAACCATTCTAAATGAGGATTTGACATAATAAATTTTCTAATTCTATTAGCCAGTTCTGATCCTAGTGGTACTTTTCTGTTAGATGATTTAGTCTTTGTCGGCATCTCATATCCAGTTTCAATAGCAATGACATTTCTTGACCTGTCTACAATTCTTTGAACATGAACTGTCTTATTAGTAGGATCAAAGTCAGATGGCTTCAAACCATTAGCCTCAGATGCCCTAAGACCATTAGCACATAAATGAGCAAAGATAGCATATTTTTCCATACATACTTGGTCAATGGTTCTTAAGACTAACTGTGCATCGAGTCTTTTAGGAACAAAAGCTTCTTTCTTATCTAGCTTTACAACAATCTCTCTGAGATCAACAAGTGGATACAGTTCTCTGTCTTGTTTATGTAACCACAGCATTGCACTTTTAAAATAGCTGAATAACTCATGCTTATGTTTTGCACTGTGAGTATTATACTTCTGTTCAAGTGCATTTAGTATTTCATTAAGAAAGCTTTTATCTACCTGCTGTATTTTGTAATCACCTAAAGGCTTAGATAAAACAGTAAGTGCAACCAAAGCTTTGTCATAAGATTTGTAATTCTCATAACTTTGCAGCCTAATTCTTTTTTGTCCATCAACCTTGCCTAAAGTTCTCTTTTCCATATGCAGAATAAAACCTGACAATACCTCACCTATGGTCATTCCATCTCTGTTTTGTTTTGTTGGTGGTTTCCAAAATTTTTGTAACTTCTCTTTTATTATTTCAGGAGTAGCACCATAGACCTGTCTACCATATCGACTGCCATCTGCCACTCTGGCATAATATAATTTTTTTGCTTTTTGATATTTTACTTCAATATCCATGTCATTCTCCTACATATAAAGGCTGTGATCTGTTCTGATAACAGATAGGTTGATTTTATCCTGATAGTCTTGCTTTACTATCTCATAGGCTTTTTTAAGCTTCTCAGCTTTGTCCTTTTCTGTTTTAGAAATGATCTGCTCAATAACAGTATCAATCTCTTTAATTGCTTGTGTTGGTGTCATCGTCATTCTCCAATATTTGCGTTAATAATTAATATATAGGCGTAAACGCCTAGTATGTCAATGGGGGTATCAGTAAAAAACTGGTGACCCTAGTCCACACATAGTCCACACATTTTTACTGTAAAACTGTTGTAAATGTCTTAGAAAGGTATTGTAATGGTTTGGTAAAATAATCTGTTAGATATGTTTCAATCCCTTGCTGTGCCTTAAAAAATGGCAGAAAACATGGGGTTTGAAAATTAGGTGATTTGGTCGGGGTGACCAGATTTGAACTTGTAACCTCTAAATTATTTATTAAATAATTACAGTTACTTAGCTTATTATTATTAATTTTACTCCACACAACGTCCACAAAAACACTTACAATGTTGTTACAGTACGTTTACAATAATGTGTGGAGTCCACACAATCAAGCTATTTCTTTTTCTTCTTCTTTTTAAGGTTTTTAAAATCTGCACCTGTGATTTTGGTTCTGGGTGGTGCTACCCTTGCAAGCTTTTTTTGTTTTGGTGAATACTTACTAAAAGGCATTATTTACCCACTTTCTTCATTGCGGCCTTATGAGCCTGTGTAAATGTTTTACCTGCCCTCATCAGCTTACGCATCTCTGTCATGTGTTTAGAGGTATGATGTACAGAGTGCCGCTTCAAGGCACTCTGCTGTCTTTTGGTCAAAGCTTTTTTCATTACTTCTTTTTCATCTTTTTCTTGATCATGGTTTTCTTATTCATCATCTTCTTACCATTTTTCTTTTTCTTCATGCCGCCATAGTTCATGCCCTTCATGCTTTCTTCTCCTTCTTTTTTTTGTTTCTCTCTGAGATTTTCTTTGCCTTTGCTCTTGCATCAGCAGATGAACTAGCTCCCCATTTGCGGAGTGCCAGTAATTTCCTGGTAGGTTTGCCATCTTTGTAATCAGGGCCACGACTTCCACCCATCCTCGCTAAAAAACTTGCTCTGCGAGGGCTGTCACCGCTCTTAATAGGTCTTTTGAGGTTAGACCCTTGCGATCTTGCAAAACGCCTTCCTGCCTCATTCAAACCTCCTGAGGGCGATTTGTGCTTTGAAGTGAGTTTTATACGCTTTCTCATTTCTTTGTATCTTTGTTGTGGTACTTATCAAAACTTCTTAAGCCGCCAATACCTAACATACCCAATAATAATGGCATCATTACTGTCATATCAGCTTGTGGTATCGTTATTCCAAAACCTGCACAG